CTGCCTCCGTCATCTTTAAGAATGTCAAGTGCTTTCCCGATATCATCAAACGCCATTGTTGTTCCTCAGAATTAAACATCAGTTCCTTGTGATGGAGAATACTCTTGGTAGTCTTGATAGAATGATGTTAGTTCATTGAAACCAAAATCATCCCCAGATATGATAAGAGCATCGTCTCCAGAAAGAGGTAAGGAAGCATCTCTAGATCCACTGATGATATCTATAACAGATCCAGCAGCATGATCAATAATGGTAGTTCCATCAACTCCTCTAAAAACGGTGAGTTGATTTCCACTGATGGAACGGATCTGCATGTTTTCACCATTAATAGTAATGTAATCGTCAACGCTAAATCCTGCTGCACTGTTAACAGAGAGTAAGGTTTGTTCTGCGGTGAGTTCTTTATTAATTGCATTAGTTGCATCATTATCATAGTCTTTGATAGCTCTTGGAGTTGCTGCGTATCTTTGAACTCTCTTTGCAGTAACTCTGTTTGTACCATCAAAGTAATCCACTTGAACTCTCTTGATAAGTCCATCCGAAGTATCTGCAATCTTACCAAACAGATAAGTTTTTGCAGTAAACGTCAATGTGGAAATCATTGCACGACGATTATCAAAACTCCCTTCATAATCATCTGTCATGTTGATGTTCTCAAGAATGATTGGAACATCTCTCTTCTCTCCGATAGAAGAGACGAGGTTAATAGTAATATTTAATCCTGGCTGGAAGTATGGAAGGATTTGTTCTAAGATCTGCAACATGTCATCATTCAACTTCGTAGCAATACTGAGTTGAAATGAAATGTTATATGGAACAGGCATATAGACCTTCTTAAGGTCTGATAATGTACCAGTGTTACAGGTCTTGAAAGTCTGGGTTATTGAAGCCTTTCTGGAGGGATCATAATTAATACCAGTCATTTCAAAAGACATGCGAGGTAGTGTGATCGCAGATCTACCTTGCAAGTTTGGTTGTTGTTCAATTTTGGCCAAAAACTTCTGCATTGGACCATATGCCAATGGCACTTTCATCCTACTTTGAACATCGTCATTATTATCAGTATGACGAATTTCGATTGCATTGAAAAGAGTTCCAAAACCGATAACGGTTTTTCTTAGGATCTCATGATAGAAGTAGTCGCCAAACATTGTTTTTTATCTGTATTTAGAATTGGCCAAAGGGATTTATTTCAGTGAAATCGAGAATACCATCCGCTTCATTCTCAATAACAATATTTTCTGCATATGGATCATACTGATCTTCATATTGAATTGCACTAATAACATATCTTCCAGTTGATCCCATTCCAGGATTTGTGAGTGTTGTTGCAGTTCCAGTTAAGACTTCACCAATAACGAATGGATCTGCGATATTGGAAATTTTGAGGATCTTAGTATCTGCATCCCAAGATTTAACGCGAGCTGTAGAGAGTGAAGACTCTCCCCTGATGACTTCATTGATAAAGAAGTTTCCAGTTGCAATTCCTGCGGATGTTGGAGAAGCAATGGTGATTGTTGGCGCAACGGTGTATCCAAAACCAGCGTTTGTAAATCTGATTGCAGAAATAGTTCCTCCAGCTCCAACAATTGCAATTGCGGTTGCATTTGCAGTAGACACTCCTGCTGGTGAGGTAGAAATAGAGACAACTGGTGCAGTAACGTAGTTTGAACCAGGTGTTGTGATCGAAAGGTTTACAATATGAGTTGCGCCTGTGCTTGCAATACCAGCCCTAGCGACTGCCCCAACCCCGCCAGCACCGCTGAAAGTAATAGTTGGTGGTTGAGTGTAACCATAACCAGTATTAATGATTTGAACCTCCTTAACGGAGTATGTGGTATATCCAGCTCCTGCACTTGTTGTGATGGCCACAGCCGTTGCATTTGCAGTTGTGAGTCCGACTGGTGAGGTGGAAATTGCGACAGCTGGTGGACTCGAATAACCATAACCATCATTAATCATGATGATCTGATTAACTGCACCATCTAAAACACCTGTGATGGTTGTTGCAGTTGCTCCTAAACCAACAAAGGTAATATTTGCAATATAACCTTCATTCTCTACATTATTATCAATCTCTTCAATTGTTGTATTAATAACCTCATCTTCATATTCGAACAACTCACATGTGAGTTGGTACATGTAGAGTTTACCAAGTTGATAGAATGGATTTTCGTGTTCTACAAACTTGATTTCAAATAAACTATCCGAAAGTGGGAAGTAGATTAAATCTCCTTCTTTTGGTCTGGTTACCAACAACTCCTCAGTTGGGTTAGCTGCGTAAAAAGGAGTGATAAAATCTTCATATCTTTCTTTTGAAATGACCAGTGTCAGTTCATCAGTGGTTCTGATACCAAACTTGGTCATCAAATCTCCAGAACCTTGAAATCCCTCATAGTTCTGGACATATGCTTCCATCACAAAGTTATCATCAAACTTTGCTAGAACGTTCTCCTTCATCACAGTTTTTGTTCCCAAAAACTTTCTTGGCATGTAATAAATTTCCACACCAAACATTCTCAACTGTTCGTTGATCAAATCTTGAACTAATCTTTGTTCTGATGCAGAACCGTGAAGAAAGAATGGATTTAAAGCCATTAGCCTATCATGTCCATTGGAGGAAGTTCATAATCAAATGTCATTCTCTGTTGAATTTCTGCCAACTCTCTGAGGGCATCTTCATAGATCTGACGACCATTCAATTCAATTCCACCAGGAAGTTTTACTCCCTGATACTTACTCATGTTTTGTCCCCACTGTTTTTTGATGAGTGCGGTGAGGAACTTCTTCAAGAAACTATCATTGTAAATCTTTTCGTTTTCTGAAGGGTCTAAGACACGGAAACAATCAATGACAACATATTCATCTTTAGAAACCCCCTTCCAGTCCAGATCAAGATACAACCTATTACCACGTTTGTTGTATCTTACTTTCTTGTCTGGGCTGATCAAGAATTGAATTGTTTCTAAGTATTCTTTAGTCATTGAGTATGTCAACATCTCAATCGAACTAAAGTTATAAACGTCGTTCAGGAAGATCTGATAGGAAATACTGAACATGTTTTGTGTAATGGTATTATCATCGAATCTGAAAATACCATTGATTCCGATAACATGATCGGGAATTTCAATATAATTTCTTGCTTCCGTAAATTCTGTTTTTGTGGTGATAAAGTGAGTTGATCCAATACCAGTGCTGCCTGTAAAGGTTACTGCAACACCACTACCAGCATCAGAACTATTTGCAGCTAATCTAATTTGATTTCTGTTGTCTGCAATTGCATAAAGAAGAACACTATCCGTTGAGATGCCAAGGAAACTTGTTGTTCCTACTCCAGCAAGAGCAGTTGTTGCAATTCCAATAGAAGTAGAACCCGCACCAAAACTATAATAAACGGGAGACCCAGTAATAAGTCCGTGATTTGGAATTGTAATATTACTTGCACTGATGTTTACAACGCCAGAACTCTCTGGGTTAAACACATCGGATTTAATACCAGTAGAAGCTACTGTGTTACTCCTAGCAGAATCTATATCAGATTGACTAATTTGATGTTTGAGATACATTCTCTCAACACCATCAAAGTGTCTTTCTTGGAAATACTGAATTGCATCATCGACGAGATCTTCAATCTGATCGTCATCGACGTTGATCTCCAAAACAGGCTCACCCAGCTGTCTTAGGCAATAATCAATAAGTTCTTGTCTACTGCTAGGTTTTGCCATGAATATAAAACTAGCTTCCTACTATTTAGTGGTCGTTTTTCTGGTGGTGGAAGAAGATTCCCACTCTTCAGATTTATTTTTCAAAACATCATTTTCAATTTTTAGTTTGTCATACTCCTGACGAAGACTAATAAACTTAGCCTCAGTCAGGAGTACTTGTTTTTGTAGTTCAACTACTTTGTTTAGTGCAAGTTCGACAATAACGTTTGCATCAAGATTAGAATGTTCCACAGTCAATAGTGTCCGTCCATGAAGGAACGCCAGAAGCGTTCGTTGTCAGAATAAAGTTAGAAGTTTGAATACCAGCAGAAGGAGTTGCAGTCGATTGCAACTGACCATTGGCATCAAAGAATGCAGCACCATTAGTGTTGGTTCCCGAAGAGAGAATCAGTGATGCAAGAGTAGAAACACCCGTTACTCTTAAAGTATCGAATGTCGTCTGTCCAGCATCAAGTCTGCCGCCAGTTACGATAGTGCCGGCATTCAATGTTGTGAAGATTGCAGTCGTAGATGATGCAGCACCAATTGCGGTGCCGTCAATATTACCACCATTAATGTCGGCGGTTGCAATCGTACCAGTACCAGTTACATTTAGAGTTGCAATTGTTGCAGCTGCAGAAACATTGACATCATCAAGTTCTGCAAGTCCATCAACAAACAGATTCTTCCATTCTCTAGACGCATTACCAAGACTAAATGTATCATCAGTCTCTGGTAACCAATCTTGGTTTACTTCGAAACCACTTTGACCAAGACTCCAGAAGATAGTCTTGTCTCCGTCTCCGCCACCGTGAACGAAGAAACCACCACCATTAGCAGTTGTATTTGATGCAGTTGATGTTGACGCAACACCGATGGTCTTGTCCTGAACATCAAGTCTTTCGACGTTGATGATCGTTTCGGTTCCTTCAACTGTTAAGTTACCAAGAACAAGAAGATTATTAGTAACGGTAAGACCACCACCAACAATTACGTCAGTTGCAAGACCAACAGTAATTGTGTTGTCACTAAGGGTTGTCTTAGTTTCATTATTAGTAGCTGCAACAGTAAATGTCTGTGTGCGAAGATCAATTGCATCCGTTGCAGCAGCACCAGCACTGATAACCAGTGTTGATGATACTTCCTGGAAACTTACCGTACCAGAACCATTTGTGGTCAGAACTTGGTTTAAGGAACCATCAGCAACAGGCAGTGTGTACTTGGTTCCACCCGAACCAAGAGTAAATGCAGTTGTGAATGTACCTGCAGTACCAACAACATCAGTTGAAGTCAGTGCAGTAATAACACCAACAGGAGCGCGGAGAGTTTCAGCATCTACTGTTCCATCAACATCCAGAATGTTGGAAGCAAATGTTAGATTTACACTATCAGTAAGAGCTCCAGATGCGCCAGCAAGAACTACGCGATCCTGAGTAAGATCAGAAACTGTTGCAGAAGAAAGAACCGTTTCTCCACCAGACACATCAAGACCACCGTTCATGTCAACGGCACCTGTGAAGGTTGCACCAGCAGATACGGTTACATCGTCGAAGATGGCTTGACCATCAACATCTAAGGTTCCTGAAATAGTCGCGTTGTTATTAATATCAACAACACCTTCAAATGTCGAACCTGCGGAAACAGTTACGTCATCAAAGATTGCCTGACCATCGACATCAATAGTTCCTGCAAAGGTTGAGTTTCCAGTGTGTGTTGAAACACCACTAACAATCAAATTAGAACTAAATGCGGCGTCAGTTACAAAAGTAGCTTTGCCTTGAACATCAACAATATCGGTTGGGTTATCACCTAAAGTCGTGATACCAAGAACTCTTAAGTTAACGAATTCACCAGCACCAACTCTTGCACCTTGTACGAAGAGGTCGCCATCAATATTTGCAGTTCCCGTTACGGTAAGAATACCAACAGTAGCAACACCAGTAACCGAAAGGTTATCATTGATAGTTACTGAAGTGTTAAAACCAGCAGTAGCGTTTACGGTTAATGTATCTGCAGCATCGTCACCAATAGTAACGTTACCATTCAGATTAAGACCTTGAGCAAACGTAGAAACACCAGTTACGTTTAAATTACTAGTTACCAGGTCTGTAATATCTGTTCTAGTCGCAGTGAGAATACCAGCAACACTCCATCCATCAATTTGACCACTGGCATCTACAAGAGCTGCTGATCCATTTTCAAGTTGACCAAGTGGATGGTCCATCAACTTGTAGGTATATTCACCACCAAGTTCTACAGGGTTACCAGAAGCGTTACCAATGAACAAACGACCAGCTTTATTTGCAGAAGTACCAGCCGTTCCCTGTTCTACGGTAATCGCAAGTTCACCATACTCTAGAGACCCTGGAGCAGTCGCACCAGTAGATCTTAAGATCCTAATCTTACTGGCCATTAGAATGTGCCTCCGTTAATGTCTAAGTTTCTTGTGTTTCCTGGGGTTATCGTGTTGGTCGCAACCCATGCAGATGTATTTAAATCATAAACCAAAACAGAACCATTTGCTACTGCACTAGTGTCAGTATCAGTCAAACCAGCTAAAGTGCCACCAGTAGTTCCAGTGGATGTTGTTGCAACTTTAATTGCAGATTGTTGACCAACTCGGATCTTAATGTCTGGCATTCATTTACTCCTTAGTGGCACTTTCTCTCACCAAGACAGATCCCTCAACGACACGTTCTTTAACACCATTACCATCGGTAAGAATAACATCATAGATGTATCTACCAGCTTTAATCCTTTTAGTAATTTCATCGGTCATAGAAATCTTGACCGCTCCACCAAGTCTATCAGGAAAAGCAACAGCAAATGTGTAAGATTTACTGCTGGAAGCGTGTTTACGAAGTTGTGCCGAGCCAGTATAGTTAGTCAAATTGAGAGCACTATTACTAGTACTATTCTCCAGGTTAAACGTCTGGTCAAAATCGACGCCTTGATCGATCACCAAATTGACAACGTATACGGCCATTCTTTAGATAGTGTTCGTCTAGATATATTTATAATTACAGTTTATCAACCAACTTTTGGAGAAGAGATTTAATTTCACCCACTTCATTTTCTAATTTATCAAGTCTCTCTTTCTCTCTAAGTTTTTGTTCCCTTAACTGTATATAATTTTGATATGCAGTTTTATCATTGTTGATTACTGCATTGGATTCCAGGTCTCTTACGAGACCTGGGTGACCTTCAACTTTCTTGTAATCCATTATGCAAACGCGATTGCTCTAAAGTCCCTCAGTTTTGGAACATACGCCTGGTTTGTACCAGTCATAATAACTTTAATTTCAAAACCACCGAATTCAGGTAAGTTACTTGCAGTAAACTGATAATCTCTAAATTCTTCTTCAGTTTTGGAAGCAGGTACAAATCTATCGGGTTTACCATTATTTAACTTAGAATCAACAACCTGATCACCAAATCCATCACCAGTAGTATCGGTCATATTGTCATAGCCAGGGAACAGTTCATAAGGAGATTCCTTATCAAGTGTGTCGGCTCTGAACAATCTATAAAGAACTCTAATGTCATTAGATGTATGTCTAAATGCAGCAAACTTAACTTGTAAGAAAGTTGCTGGATTTTCAAGATCTACTCTCTTAGTGATGTAGACAGCTGCGTTTGGATCATTGAATCTCTCATTCACTCTCTTATCATCTGGATAGTTGGTGATTCTTTGATCAAGTCTATTGGTTGTAGTAATAACAGCCAGTCTATCAAGATCGATTACAGGAGAAACATTTGTATCTTGAGAGGAAAGAACTAACTCCATCGTGAATGACTTGTTACCAGGCAAGGCATTCAGTTGGTTTTGTTCGTTAACCCTAGATGCGAACATTCTAGGATTAGTGAAGTAGTTGATTCCATTCAGAGTAACATCTTCAAACCCTTGGTCTTGGAATGAAGTTTCGGATCCATCAACACTAGTTGCAGAAACTGTTCTGACTCTCCCGAAGAATCCTGTATCTCTAGGTGTTAAGAACTCTACAAGTGGAGTTAAAGCTTCAAACTGAATATTTTGTGTTGGAGTACACTTATATCCACCAGAAATTTCAGTATCCGAAATTCTCAATGCAGGGAAACTATTAGTACCATCTCTTACCGTACCAATACCACTTGAAGTTACATCAACTTTGAGATAATAAGTATCCAATGTAATTTCATTGGAATTATTGACGTTTGCAAACGAATGGGTTGTGTTGATTCTTCTCAACGAAATTCCAGAAGCTTCATACTTCTGAACAATATCACCAACACGATGAGTTTGTGCAACCGTATTATCAATTCCTCTAGTAATACCAGTTAGTTTTTGTGGTGTTGCGGATGCATCAGTTCCAGTATATGCGAGGATTTCACTATTGACCTTGATATATCCAGGATTGGTTGTGGAAACACCAACGTTTTCAAAACTAGAAAATACACCAACCGATCCAACTTCAATGTCTGCAGTGGATGTGTTTGAGTATTGTGTAGAAACTGTGGTGGTTGTGGTTACTCCAACAACACCCGAGAGAGTAACTCTGTTGTTTCTAGCGTGCATACCATGGTTTCTATGATTAACCTTGATATGTAAACCATCCTTATATGGTGCAGTATTGTTGATGGCTGAAGGTTGTGATCCAGGCAGTGCAGATGCAACACCAACTGCATTGATAGTCATCAGTTCACTTGAAGTTGTGAACTCACCCTGAACTCTGTCAAGAATAATACTATTCGTTGCGGAGATGATGCCAACATTGAATCTAGTGTTAGAACCAGTCTCTCCAAGATTGCAACCAAGGACATCACCAACTACATATCCAGAACCACCACTGGTTACCGTAACAACACCAATAGAACCACTTACAACTTGAATGTTTGCAACTGCACCAGATCCGTTACCAGTGATAGAGGTAAGTGCAATTCCAGTGTAGGTGAAGTTGGATGCTGATGGAGTAAGACCAGTTCCAACTCTGTTTGTGGTAATACCACCAGCTTCAGTAGCTGAGGTGTTAATCTTGATTGCCCCAAGAGACTTAACAAGATTGCCCTCAGCACTTGTATTTCCAACTTGAGTGAATTTCATTCCATTGAAGAAGTCTCTGGTTGCAACAGTGCTTCCAAATCCAACTTTAATTTCATGTGAGTAGTACTCAATTGGATCAGGTCTCAAACTAGGACGCTCAAATTTACCAACGCCAAGTTCTGGGTTATAAAGTTTGAGAGTTCCAGGACCAGGAACAAAAGCACACTTATTCAGAGTGAACTTAAGATCTTCAAACTGGCTTGGATCCCAAGTGGATCCGTTCTGAGATTTGAAGAGTGAACCCATGTAGGGTTGTTGAGAAACAATGACTCTTTCACTCTCTGGAAGACCCGCAGTAGACAGGTCCTCTTCACCCATTCTGGAGATGTAAACTCTGTAGTTATTTGATGCAGAGAGAAGAACCAACGCATATTCCTTCTTACCAGCCAGATAAACTGGTGATGGGAAGGTAAATCTTGTTGCAACTGATCCATCTTCAGAAACATTGATCTGGGATGGTTCATATACAATCTCACCAAATGGAACAATGGTGTTTGTTGGCAGACCAGTTTGCATTGTTCTGATCTGAAGTGTAACAGGAATATTAGTATCCTTTGTTTGGAAGAAGATATCACATGAAGAAACAAAGACTCCGTTGTCTTCTACAACTTCAAAAGATTCTGCAAGTGGGTCATACCACTGGTTCTGAGCAACTGTTCTCTCTTCAAAGGCTTGTGTCTGAACCGTTCGGACAACTGTCTGGTTAGTAACAGTGCTGTCGGAGAGAGTTTCTCTCTGAACTTCAGCATTTCTTACCGAAATGATATCATCTTGAACAGTATCAAGACTACCTTCTGCACGGAAAGAAACTTCCGCTGTTGATGGATTATCAACGGGACTCAGTGAGTTAACTGGGCTACTTGTACATCTAAATGTCTTGACACCAGTTCTAAATTGTGGTGCAGTAGGAAGTGACGAATTAGGAATAAAGAGTGATCCAAGGAGAGCACCCTTTTCATCAGTAATCAATCTGAAGTCAGAAACTGTAGCTTCTGCACCACTTGTTTGACCAACCAGTCTCATACCATTGGCAGCATATCCACTAAATGTTCCAAGAACTTCAGCTTGTAACGACGCAGTATCAATGTTGAGAATAGAACTGGTTGCAGAATAAACCGAACTCAGACCAACTGCATCAGAATATGGATTTACAGCATAAATGATAGTTGGTGAATCATATGCACCATACTTATGATTCTGTTGTGCGACTCTGAAAGTAATCTCTGGTGCAGAACCACCATTCAAAGATGTATCACTAATTGTTCCTTTTACAGTCTCACCAACTTGGAATACACCTTGAACCATGGAGATTTCAAGGAGTTTTGGAGTTGCATATTGAGTTACATCCTGATTCTCAAAGAAAATGTAGAAACGTGTTCTTGGCTTGATTCTGTTTACAACAAACTCAATGTTTCTTGATCTCATGTAAGGGATCGTTTCCCTACTGATGAGTCGTGATCCGACAGACTGAGTATCAACTCTCTCATTAACTGCGAGTTGAATACCACTTCTTGTAAGACCTCTATCAATAGTGATTGTCTCTTCATTGTTCACCAAGAAGTTGTCTTGCATGGTGACGTTTCTAGTTCTAGAGATCAGACCACGATCATGTCTGGCAATTTCCTGTCCACCAGATGTCCATCCACCTCTCCATCCAGAAGCAGAAATAGCCTCAGATGACTGCAGTTGTCTTGACAATTCTGTTGTACTTACATCAACAGAACTCCACTCCTCTTCCCAAGAGCCCCAATCAATAGGAGCAAATCCTGTATTTGGATCGACCGAGAATGCATCCATGAATGCATTGTAACCACCTTCAATCTCAATATTGTTTACATCAAGACGATTTTCATCAAGCCAAACATCACTAGATGGATTGAGGTTCGCAACACCAACCCAGTTGATAACTGCGAATGGGTTTACATTTTCAGTTCTAGTTGCAAATCTCTGTTTGATAAATTCAGTTTCGGAATAATCAAGAGTAACTACATCACCAGTTCTTCTGAGAGCATTGGATTGTAGATCAGAGACTTGGGAAAGGTCGGCGGAAGCATTTGCAGTTGTTCCAATACCAACTACTTGTTCAGATCCAAGAAGAAGATCAATACCATGAGTATAGTGCAGTGGTCTTAATTGTCCTTTAGCTCTATCAATGGAAGATCTAAAGTTTGGGTGAATAATGGAATGCGATCCATGACCTCTAAAGTTATCTACAAAGAATCCAGACTTAAATCTATCAAGACCAGTTACTGCATCTTTGATGTTTAAGTTAGCCGTATCAGTTTCGAGAAGAGACAGTTGGGTATAGAACTCAACGTTTCTTAGTCTTGTCTCCAATCTGGAGATATCAAACATAGTATATCTCTTGTGTTTCGCAAGAACAACCGCAGTGTCTTGTTGTGCATTGCGAACATATGGTCTACTGTAAACAGTAGCAACGGTAAAGGCACCACTTGGAGTTTCTGGAGCAACTGGTGCATCAGATGAAGCACCTTGCTTCAATTCAAAGAATCCATCCTTTGAGAGGAAAATTTTATCAATTCTTGAAAGATAGAACGAGTATCCAAGAGATACACTTTCATCGCCAACAAGAATATGTGGTACATATGACCCAGAAGAACTGAAATCCCTGAAGTCATATTCAAATGGGCTTGCAGTATCGGTGGATGTATTGTAATTCTTAACTCTTGGTCTTATGTCAACATAATCAGAGATTGGTTGGGCTCTGAATGTTGGCAGATCACTTGCATATGTATCAGGAGAGTATGTATTGACGGTTCCAAAATCTCCACTTGAACCAGAGTCGATTACATAG